GAGCTCAAGGACGGCGAAGTTATCGACTAGATACTTTTGCTTGACTTGATATGTTGCCATGAGCGGATGCTCCGCTCTCGACTAAGCCTGTGCGATTTTGCAGAACTTCGTTGCGTCCAGCATCTTTGATGCAAAGTAGCCACGGTATGCGAGCTGAGTTGAAAGGCTTGCAGGCTGTAGCAACTGCACGGCTCCCTTGTTCTGTTCCCAGTTCTCGAATGCACCGGTCGCAGCTGCACCGACGATGCAGGTCTTGGCTGCAAAGTTGGTATCTACTACGAGACGCAAGCCGAATACAACGCTGTCGCGCGTTCCCGGAGTCATTGAACCGAATGCGTTCATCGGGCCCACTTGTGGGAACAATGGACGATCCGATGTGTCTGACAAGGTTCCAAGTTGTGCGTAAACATCTGGTGATACGAACAAGTGATCTGGCATGTAGTTGCCTTGAGCCAAGATCGTCACTGATGCTGCATAAACTTTTGCAACCCAGTCAGCAGGATCAGTTACAGCGACATTGCCTGTGGTCTGTGTGGTCTCCGAACGAAGAAGATCTGCAGCGACATTGTCCGTGGCGATGGCATACATTTTCTGCATGTCTTCGAGGAGCGCGCCGAGAACTTCTGGCGATGACCAATCAACTGAGGCTTCTGATAGTTCTACATAGCCACCGTAGATTCCCTTGGTGATCTGAACATCGTTCACCACGAAAGTGCCAGCGGTGATCGTGTTGTTCTCAGTTTGTGGTCCACCGATGCTTGTGTTGGTGGTGATTACCGGACGGATGAAAACTTTGCCCGACTGTGGCATTGCGCGAACGCCGATCGCATCAACGACAGGGCGTAACCCTCGAAGCCCAGAATAGATAGGTCCCAAAATTGGCATCGGCATGATGCCGTCCAAATCAGAGGTGACCACATCTGGCGCTGCAGCGCGGATCTTTGCATTCATTTCTGCTGCGACTGCTCCGCCTTGCATCTGTGCTGAAATCCACTCGCCAGCTGATGGCATAGCGAACTCTTTGCGAGGCTGTGCGAAGAGTGTTTGTGTAATAGGTGCTGCCTCAACTACTGCTGGGGCTGGTGTTGCTTCTGACATTTCTTGCTCCTGTTCTGGGATTACTTCTTCAGTATTGCTTACTTCTTCTTCGTCTTGGTGGATACTCGCAGCGACATCGAGGATCGGTGCATCGAATGCGCCGTGTGGCACGACCGAGAGCTCCATCCACTTGCTAGCTGTGATTACCATGACACCGTTTTTGTCGTACTTGAACTTGACTGGTTCCACTCCGACGGATACATCCGAGAGGGCTCCGGCAGCTGCGAGGACCAATGCTTCCGAGCCGAGGACGGTTTCTGCGACCTTGGCTGAGAAGAGCATTCCTTCTTCTGTTTCTACGCGCTCGGTCACGGTTCCGATCACTTTGGTTGCATCGTGATACATAAAGAGCTTTGGTGCTGGGCCATCTGATGGCAAGGAGCCAGGAGCAAACATGACGCGAGTTCCATCGCTGACCGTTGCTTCTGTGTTATATCTGACCGCGATTCCCGAGATCGTGCGTCGTGGCTGTTCGCCTTGCGCTGCATCAATCGTGAACTGGCCTGCGTGAAGTTTCAACATAGTGGCGACTTTATCCGATCAGCTTGCGCCCATAGTGGATTCATCTGGCATCTCGACTTCTTCCATGTCTCCGCCCATGTAGGTCTCCGACAAGAAATCATCCACATCAAACTTGACCATCGTTCCGCGCGGAAGATTGTTGTCGCTTGACAAGGTTTGAGTGATGCAGTCTGCGATCGGCTTGCAGGCATATTGCCAGAGATCCATGCGTGATTGCTGGGCTGACTGGTAACTGTACGCGCCGATGCTGACCGACAAAAGGTAGCTAGGAACTCCGAGGAGCCTGCCGAGGTCGCGAGCACTGTAATCAGCCGAGTCAATGAGAAGCATCTTGTCCGGTGTCGCGTTGGTTTCGGTGTAGCTAAGGAACTCATTGAGCGCTGCAGTTTGATTAGTTGAGCGCGCAAGATTGAACTGTGCAGCAAGATCAGCGAGTTCCTGACCGCTCAGTGGTTCTCCGCCTGTCTGCTTTAGTACGCCAGCTGGAATTGCTGATGATGCGTTTCTCATGCGTGCTTCTTCAATGCGGATCGCGGTTTCTGCTGGACGACGACCAGTGAAGAGAATGCCTTGCATCGGGCTGATGAATTGGATCAGATCGCGCGAGTCAATTTCCATTCCGTTGAATAGAACTTTGTTTGATGGCGCGAAGTACACCGGACCGCTCTGATCGAGGGTCTGGCACATTGAGGAAGGGAGCCTCGTATAGTTCGCTGGATATCCGTCAGCAGTGCGCTCGGTTACATAAAGGAAAGCTCTTCCCCAGAAGATGAGGTCATCAGCCAACCAGCTGAGGAGCGTGGAGTTCGGAACACTTTGATCCATTCGAGCGAGCCATGCACGCGGAGCAAGTGGAACTTCTTCCATCTCGTCGCCATTCCACATCTCTCTGTACATCTCAAGATTCAGCCCTGAGATCGTCGTGCATATCAAATCTCTTGCACGCGCAATGACAGCCAAGCTCATCATTCTCTCGCGCCCAGTACCGTTTTGATAAGCGATGTAGTTATCAACTTGAGACGCGCCAGCATTAGATCCACCGACTGCAGCAGTAATTTCTACAGCTCCGTATTCAGTAGCAATTGCTGGTCTGTTCACGCGGTTGAATAATCCCATGTCTTTACTCTTTCATAGTTTTCTGGTGGAGTCGTGTATCGGGGGACCTTCTCCGACGAAAGGGTGACACACGACTCCGCGCGTATCTTAGTTGGCAACGACGACGAGCTGTGGCTTCCCTCGGGAGTGACGGTTGCCGGCAACGATCGCGCTTGAGAAGATCATCGTCCTGCATAACTCGATCGGCCCGGGCGAACGCTGCGAGCTGACTGCGATGGATCCTTGAGTGCGGACACTGACTGCGCGAACGACATGTTCTGCTAAGGCCATCTCGCCAGTGTGGACGATCTGCTTTTCGCGGATCAATCCTTGGACTGCTGGAGTCCATTTCAAGATCTCTGCATAGCCGACAACGACGCGCCGAGATTCAAGAGCTGGTGGGCATTGCAAATCAACGGTCGGTGTAAATGCAAACTTGACCGAGTGATCTTTGGCGATTTCGCGCACATGTTCCCAGAGCTTTGTTTGTGTGTCGCAAGTGAACGCGACTGTGACCCCGATTCGACCGTCTGGCATGAGCACTGATCTGGTGGCGTAATAGTGTGAATCGTTGAAATCCACTTCTACCGCCACCACTCCGCCAGCTGGAAGAGGGCCTTCAATGGCGAGCTGACTCCAGATGCCCTGTGGAATCCACGATCGGTCGGTTGCTATCCAAAGGTTCACGCTGCTTCTGAGGAAGGATGCGCGATCTGGGAGCTGTGATTCAGATTCGATGGTGGACATCTCGAGCGTTTTGCCGAGTGCAGGATTTGAGTAGCACCATGCGACGGGGCTCATTGGATCAAGATCTGGTGGTGGGGACCATTCACGGAAGTGGAAGTTCGTTGGCTCATGCGTGTCAATGAGACGAAGACCCATTTCTCGATATCGCATCATGACCTTGGATTCTTCTGTGCCGGCAGTGGACCACATGCTCAGAAGAGGGAAGCGTCGTGCGCGCATAGTTGGCGTGATGCCACCGTCAATTACTTCTTCATCAATTCCCCACACTTCGTCCACAAGCGCAAGATCTACGGACAGACCGTGCGCTGCGTTCGGCTTTGCTGATCGGACTAGAAGCTTGGATCCGTCTGGAAGTTTCGCAGCTAGACGACCATAGGAGCGCGTGAGTTTGGCATCAAAGTACTGCTCGAGAATGTCAGCAATTTCTTCGTAGATTCCGGCTGCACTGTCAAGACGGTGGGCCATCAAAAGGACGGTCTGTTTCTCACCGCGGATCTTTGGCATCTCTGTCAGCCACCAGCCAGCCAATGCGCGCAAAGCCACGCTCTTGCCCTGCTGACGCGCACAACTCACAAGAGAACTTCGAGTCACCAGCTCTATCCCGGCATTATCCGAGAATCCAAGCTGGTCGGCAAGTGCTGTGATCTGCCACTCCATGAGCTCCACAGACATGAACTTCCGTGCCCACTCCACAACACCCCACACATGCGATCCCTGCTGATCCGGGCTGATCGTCGCCAGTCTCGGCTGGTCGTGACCAGTCAGCGCCAGTTCAAGCTGGTCGTCGTCGTTCGGGGAGAAATAGAACGA